AGAATGTGCTCATACTGGAGCTCTGGTTAAGTACTTGCTACTTGGAGCGCTGGCTTAAGTACGGAATGGTGGTATCAATTTTAGTTATTATCAACTGATGTTATAAGAACCTCACCATCACCCAAAACAGCCACCAACATGATAAAAGCTATGACATTAGTTACTAGACTATTGAATGATTAGGATTGGGACGTCGACCTTATTAGTCTTGCCGAGGTTCACGGAGCTTTTATTAGAGCGGCATGTGATGACAAGTTTATTTTTAACGGACCTAACTCATCTTTTGTCTCAGTTAATGAAGTAGACATGAACTGCTGCCAATCTGTTAAAGAACCATGGTGGTACAAGCTCTACCCTGAGGACAACGACAATCAAAAACTTATGACTAAACTTTATCCTCAACCCTGTCTCAGCATCATGAGCAGGCAAAAATTAAATACAGGACTGATGTCTGACAAGGCATTACCCAGAAGAGATTACATCTAAGGTTATGACATTGACGCCCCATAGATCAACATTTACAAAGACATAGAGTTGATACCAGCCAGGCCAGTAAAGATCGACGATTAATTGGAGGTAGGGTTTTTACCAACCATCAATAATTATGTCCAGGTACCTGACTACAAAAAGAAGACAACTAAAGTGAGTAGCTCTAGCAAGTATCACCCAAAGTCTAAGGACATCAACAATCCAGCCAATCACAGGTATTGCAAAAAATGCAATCACGTTTTGAATATAAATTACGATCAAAAAGACACAGAATGCTACACTTGTTAAGCAAAGAGTAATCAAACCAGTGATTCCACAAACTCTAGCTTTTGCTAAGGTCTCTAACCGTTTTCAAGAGGTTCTACGGGACCTCTTAAAACTTGCGTTTCTTGTTCTTAACAATTCAAAACCAAACTCAAAGAGTAGCTCGAGTGTTTTGAGTGTTTATTAAAACATGATTCATACACCTCGGTTGAACGTGTATTCCCTGATGAACCCGCAGATGGAACTGTTGCCAAAAGATTCTTAAACATGATTAATCACTCTATTAGCTACTTTAAGAGGAAACGAGTTCTCCCTGCTATCCCTAATAGCCACAAAAAACGCGGAACTACCTACGTTAAACATTTTATTGACAGCCCTAAAAATCATTACGGAACAGTGTTTGGTGCAAAATCAACAATTAACCCTGACAGTGGGGCCACGGATGATGCTAACACCACCGAAAATAAGAATAATATTAACATGAATGGTCGAACTGCATCTTTATCAAACGCGGGCAACATTAACATTTTACCCCCTTCGCCTGTATCTCGAGACAAGCAGTTGCACTTTTAAACACCTGTCAACCAAGACCCAGTTCATTCTACAAATGCTAACCAACACAGCCCGAAAAACGAAACTGAAGATGGAAACTGTGCTACCACAGGTGGAAACTTGGATATCAACAGAACTATACAAATATTCCCACCGTCGACAACTAACTCTGACAGTAGCTTCGGCTCAGGTTTTTGGCGATAAGAAGAATTGCTTTCCAGACAATCTAATGACGAAGACCACTAAGAAGCCGATTAAATTATACAACCTGAGCGCAGGATATTCACTATCGACATTGCTGGTACGTCGCTAAGAGAGTAGTTTAGGTAATCATATGCTAACATGGATTAATACCATCAGCTATTGGCAGACTGTCAAACTAAGGCATTTGATTACAAAATGGGTATGAGCAAATTCTTAACCTAATCAAAGTTAGTCGTAGACCACACTTAGCACTACTTCAGTTCAACGAAAGATTATTTGATTCGCTAGACAAAAGTTACTTGCACTAATGATCTTGAGGTTGCCACGCAAATTCTAAACAGCTTCAACGCAACTCAGTTCTTTGTTGACAATGAGGCCCACAATGGTATGGTATTTAACGCAGTTATAATTAAACCAATTAACCAAAATGAGGTTTTAGTTTATTATGGGCCCTCTGTTCAAGTTAATATGTGGCATCTCCTTATGAAACTTTCGGAAAAAGCTGAAGTCTGTTACTGCTGGGATGACACAAATGAGTATATGTACTACAACTGTGTTGATCTCTAATTAAGAACCAAAGCCTTATCTGGGGACTCTGGTGAATCCAAACTTTCCTTGGCAGATGCTTGCAAGTCTTTCGGTATTGAAATACCCAAAGCCTCTAAAGTTGATTATGCCCTCTACTCCAAACCTTAAACACTCAGTAGACAGCTGGCAGAGTACGCTGCTCTTGATGTCATATCACTTGAAC